CATACGAGCAAATCAAAAGCTATCCTAAAGACTTTCACCTTGCGACAGATCCGATCAAATACATTACAGGTGTCAAAGCCTTTGTCAAAGATATACGCACCGAATTGCCTCAAGATACGGAATTGCAAAACTTAATTGACGAGATTGCAGATCTGATTGACTCAACCCTTTATAAGCTAAAGGCGTTTAAATGAAAGCTGGACTATATGCAAATATTCTTGCCAAACAGGAACGGATCAAAGCAGGCAGCGGCGAACACATGAGAAAGCCCGGCTCACCAGGCGCACCAACGGCTAAAGACTTTAAAGAATCAGCTAAGACTGCCAAGGACACTAAGAAATGACAGCGGCTTGGACACGCAAAGAGGGAAAGAACCCTGCTGGCGGTTTAAATGCCAAGGGTCGAGCGAGTGCCAAAGCAGAGGGCATGAACCTCAAGCCGCCAGTCAAGTCAGGCGATAACCCAAGACGGGCTAGTTTTCTCGCACGAATGGGCAACACGGCAGGGCCGATGGAAAAAGACGGAAAACCGACCAGACTAGCATTAGCACTTAAGGCATGGGGCGCAAACAGTAAAGAAGATGCCATTGCAAAAGCACACGCTATTAGCAAACGTAATAAGTAAGCTAAACTATCTCATAGACTTAAACTATCACAATTGGATAAGTTATGAAATCTGTAATAGAACCGGATACAAATATTAAGCGTGGTGGACTTAGAGCCAACGCAGGAAAAAAGAAAGGTTCGCCTAAGACTGGCGGTAGGCAAAAGGGTTCGGTCAATAGAACAACAGCTCAAGCAAGGGAAGCAATTGCTCAGTTTGTTGATGGCAACGCCCACAGGCTTGAACAATGGCTAGATGACATTGCAGCAGAAGAAGGCTCTAAATCGGCTTTCTTGTGTTTTTCAACCATGCTTGAATACCATGTTCCCAAACTTGCACGAACCGAACATAGTGGCGTGGATAACAGTCCGATTGAACTGATTGTGAAATGGCAAGACGAGTAGAAACAATTCCGTATAAACCACGGGCAGCGTTCAAATCGTTTCATAACCGCACCGAACGTTGGGCTTGTCTAGTTGCACACCGTCGAGCAGGCAAGACTGTCGCAGCCATCAACGACATTATTCGTGCCGCACTTATGTGCAAGACTGAAAGCCCGTTGTTTGCTTACATTGCTCCGTTCCGCAGTCAGGCTAAGTCTGTGGCTTGGGATTACATCAAACGCTTTGCAGCACCAGTCCTTGCATCGAGTAATGAGGCCGAGCTGACGGTTGAACTTATAACTGGCGCAAAGATACGATTGTTTGGCGCAGACAATGCCGATGCCATGCGGGGAGTTGGTCTTGATGGCGTGTTTATGGATGAATATGGTGACTTTAGACCGTCAGTCTGGGGTAATGTAATCAGGCCATTGTTGTCCGACAAACAGGGTTGGGCAGTCTTTGCAGGCACACCTAAAGGCAAAAATCAGTTTTGGGACATATACGAAACAGCACGACGAACGCCTGACGAATGGTTTCACCTTGTCCTCAAGGCTAGTGAATCTGGACTGTTGCCCGAAGCAGAACTCAAAGCTGCTGCCGCACAGATTTCCCAAGATCAGTTTTTGCAAGAGTTTCAATGCTCATTCGAAGCTGCCATTATTGGCGCTTTTTATGGCGAGGACTTACGCAAAGTGACTGAGGCCGGACAGGTTAGGCGTGTTGACTATGATACGCACATACCGTGCCATACAAGTTGGGATCTTGGCTATCGTGATGACACGGCAATTTGGTGGTATCAAGTCGTTCGTAACGAAATCCATATCATTGATTATTTTGCAATAAGTGGTGCAAATATCGAGGAAATCGCTAAAATAGTGCTACAAAAGCCCTATATTTACGGCAAACATTACTTGCCCCATGACGCTAGGGCTAAAACACTAGCAGCTGCTGGTAAATCGGTTATCGAGCAATTAGCAGAATATTTAGGCATCAACAACATGGCAATTGTGCCTGACCTGTCGGTGCAAGATGGGATTCAGGCGGTGCGTCAAATGTTGCCGCAATGTTGGTTTGATGCAGAGCGCACGCACGACGGGCTAGAAGCACTTAGGCAATATCAGCGGGAATACGACGAGGACAAAAAGGCATTTAGACAAACGCCCAGGCACGATTGGACAAGCCACCCAGCTGACGCATTTAGGATGCTTGCGATTGCTTGGAGGCTTGAGCCAAAGGTTAAGCAAGCAGATACAGAGAAACCGTTAATGGTCGGGCCTGAGAACACAGTAACTTTGAATGATATGTGGGCAACCCACACAACCGTTAGGAGTAGAAGATTATGAGTGGCGTAGCAAATCCCTATCGTTATCAATACGAACATATTGCAGCAAATGCATCAGCGCAAGTTTTAGGTGGCGCAGGCGCAATCGGTGATTACATTCATAGATTAGTCTGTACAGTCACAACGTCTGCAACGTCAAGCGTGGTGATTGTTGACGGTTCAGGCGCAGGTATTTTGACGCATACCGTATTGCCTAATTCATCTGGTATTGGGTGTTTCAACATTGAATTAAACGCAGTATCTGCAAATGGCGCTTGGAAAATTACAACTGGCGCAGGCGTTGAGGTCATGGCGGTAGGCATCTTTACGCAATGATCGTAGCGTCAGTCTTGCGGTCTGGTGGGGATTTTGAAGCAAAGCACGTTTATAAGTTACAAAGAATGTGCGCTAAATATCTGCCACCGCATGAGTTTGTCTGCCTATCGGACATTCAGTTAAGTTGCGAAACCATTTTGTTAAAGCACGATTGGGCGGGTTGGTGGGCAAAGATGGAGTTGTTTCGACTACCGAGTGCGCTGTACTTTGACTTGGATACTGTCATTATTGATAACTGCACCGAGATGATTGAGGCGGCAAAACAGCATGATTTTGTCATTATGCGTGACGTTTACAGGGGTCAGTACAACCCGAAAGCGATGCAAAGCAGCATGATGTATTGGTCGAAGCCTGTGGATCTATACGACAAGTTTGCTGATTTACAGATGTACGCAGCTGGTGGCGATCAGTCTTATATTGAACACCACATGAAAGACAAGGTGACGTATTGGCAGGATATTGCAGACGGAATTGTGAGCTTTAAGGCTGATGTATTGCCCAAAGGGTTAGACGATGCCAAGGTTGTGATATTTCACGGCAAACCCCGCCCGTGGGAACAAACAAGGATACCGTATGAAATTGGTTGAAGGCTGGCACGTTCCTGATATTGACGAGTGCTGCATTAACGCACTCTTGGTTGAGCTGCCAGACTTAAATGTAAGCTATACCCATTTGAACCAGTTTCGCACCGTTATTCAGGCAGGCGGCAATATCGGTGTTTATCCCGCAACGATGGCAGGGCAATTTGAGCGTGTCATCACAGTCGAGCCTGATTTAGTCAATTATCAGGCGTTGCTATTTAATGTCGCAGGCCACGCCAACCTTGAGCATTATTGGGCTGCATTTGGTGAAAAAATTGGCACAGCATCAGTTTATCACCCCTACCCTGAGAACATTGGGGCGCATCAACTGAAGGCGGGTAATGACGTTCGGGTATTGCCAATTGACTCATTTTGCGTAAATAACTGCGATTTTATTCAGTTAGACATTGAAGGCTACGAGCATTTAGCATTGCTTGGGGCTGAAAGAACCATTAAAAAGACATATCCAGTTATCACGCTTGAGCTGAAGGGTTTGGGCAGTCGGTACGGGTACAGCGACGAGGACACAATCAACCTACTCCATGCTTGGGGTTACGAGATTGTCGGGCGGGTAAACCGTGACGTAATTTTTGCGAGATATTAAGATGGAAGCATTAACTAATGTTCAAAAGTGGCTTAACGTAATCAGCCAATATGACAACGAGTTTAAAAAATGGGAAGCTCGCACAAACAAGATTGTGAGGCGCTATCGTGATGACAACCGCAACCAGAACACCAACGAAACCGCTAAATTTAACATTTTGTGGTCTAACGTACAGACGCTGATTCCTGCGGTATATGCCAGGTTGCCAAAGGCTGACGTATCTCGACGCTTTGGCGATAACGACCCAGTTGCCCGTGTTGCTAGTCAATTGATTGAACGTGCCTTGGACTTTGAAATCGAACATTACACTGATTTTAGATCGACCATGAAACACGCAGTCGAAGATAGGTTTTTAGGCGGTCGAGGTGTAGCTTGGGTGCGCTACGAGCCGCACGTTCGGGCGCAAGATGTGCCAGAGGATGGGCTGCAAGTGACCGAAGATGTGGACGAGCCGGACGAGTCTAGCGATCAACAAGTCAAGACTGCAATGACAATGGATGGCGGCTTGGGTGAGGAAGTTGAGCCGCAAGAAGAAATTGAGTATGAGTGCGCGCCAACCGACTATGTTCATTGGAAAGATTTTGGACACTCAGTAGCACGGACATGGGAGGAAGTCACTTCCGTCTGGCGCTGGGTGTACATGACCAAAGAAAGCCTGATTGAACGCTTTGGCGAAGAAACGGCTAAAACTATCCCATTAGATGCAGGGCCTGAAACTAATAAACAATATTCAACGCAATCCAAAGACTTTACTCGCGCAAAAATTTGCGAGATTTGGGACAAAGAAAGCGGCAAAGTCTATTGGATTAGCAAGAGTTGTCCAAACATTCTTGACGAGCGTGAAGATCCGCTAGAGCTTGAAAACTTTTACCCATGTGCTAAACCTTTATATGCCACGATGACAAGCGATACGCTTGTGCCTGTACCAGACTTTGTGCTGTATCAAGATCAAGCGACAGAATTAGACATTTTGACTGACCGGATCGACGGGTTAGTTAAGGCATTGCGTGTGCGTGGGGTCTACGACGCATCACAACCTACCTTGCAGCGTCTTTTAACTGAGGGCGATAACAACACATTGATTCCAGTTGATAAGTGGATGGCGTTCTCAGAAAAGGGTGGATTAAAAGGGTCAATTGACTTGTTGCCAATTGATGTTATGGCGGCAACGCTCATGCAATGTTATCGAGCAATGAATGAAATCAAAGCCCAAATTTATGAAATTACAGGTATTAGCGACATTATTCGGGGACAAGGCGCAGCATCTGAAACCGCTACGGCACAACAGATTAAAGGTCAGTATGCAGGATTGCGCTTGCGTTCGATGCAAGAAGATGTTGCCCTGTTTGCAAGTGAGCTATTTCAGTTAAAAGCCCAAGTTATTTGCACTAAGTTTCAACCGTCTACAATCCTTATGTACGCTGCCGCACAAAGTATGCAGCCAGCAGATCAAGCGCTAATCCCGCAGGCGTTACAGTTAATCCAAAACAAACCTTTGCGTTCGTTCCGTATTCAGGTCGATTCCGATAGCCTGGTGCAGATCGACGAGAATCAAAACAAACGCGAGCGTACAGAGTTTCTACAAGCAATGGGTGGGTTCTTAACGCAAGCATTGCCAATGGGTCAACAAGCGCCAGAGTTAGTGCCTATGCTGATTGAATTGGTCAAGTTTGGCGTTGGCGCATACAAGAAAGCCGCACCAATTGAGGGTACGATTGACCAAGCTATGCAAGATTTGCAGAAAAAAACACAAATGATGGCGCAGCAGCCACCACCGCCAAATCCTGAAATTATGAAAATGCAGGCAGAGCAACAATTTGAGCAAATGAAAATGCAAGCTCAAGCCCAAAACGAGCAAATGAAAATGCAAGCCACAGCGCAAGCTGACCAGTTGCGGGCGCAAGCAGATATTCAAGTGGCTCAAGCTAAAGCGCAGGCTGATATGCAAATGCAACAAATGAAACTGCAAGCCGAAATGCAACTTGAAGCACAAAAACAACAACATTTGCAAGCAATTGAACAAGCCAAGTTAACGGCTGCCGAACAATTGGAAAAATGGAAAATTGAACTAGAGTCTGCAACTAAAATCATGGTCGCTAGGATTGGTGCGAATCCAGGCTTAGATTTACCGTTGTTGGAGGCGCAAGAGGCTGCAAGTACAAAGATTGCCGCAGAACTGGGTGACAACGTGACGCAAGCCATGCACCGCATGATTCAAATGCACGACAACATGAACAATATGCACAACACAGCAATGGATAAAATTAACGGTGTAATGACTATCATTGCCGCACCGAAAAAGATTGTCCGAGGCGCTGACGGGAGAGCCGCTGGGGTTGAGCTCGCATGAACGGTTACTGGGATACCGGAACGTGGGGTTCAGCGACATGGGACTATGTGCCTGTCATTGTCGAAATGGATATGCACGATGGCGGTAAACGCAAGAAAGAGGAAGATGCCTACCGTAAAGCAGAGGCTGACAAGGCAAAAACAAGGCGAGATGAGGTTTTAGCGTTATTTGAGCAAATAGTTGAGGGTAAGCCAAGAATTGCAGAGGAAATTGCCAAACCGTTTGTTATTGAGGCCACAGCGCCAGCGGTCATTGATTACGATGCAATGTTGGCTGATTTGGATCGAGTAAACAGAATTTATAACGAACACATAGAAATGGATGATGAGGACGTTTTAGCTCTGATATGAAAAAAACTTACATATACGTTAATGGCGAATTGATCGAGAAAGGCTCAAAAGAGCATTATGAGAGCTTCGGCCCAATGGTCATGCCTGACATTGCGCCCTACAAGTCCATGATTGACGGTTCAATTATTACGAGCCGTTCGGTGCATCGTGACCACTTGCGACAGCATGGGTGCATAGAGGTTGGCAACGAAAAGATGGAAACTAAATTGCCACCACCGATAGACACTAGACGGGAAGTTATGCGCCAGCAGCTGGCAAACATGACGCATAAACAAGCAAATCAAGTTCTTACACAATTACGTCGTAAATTTACCTAAAAGGGGTATAAATTGGAAAATACTGAACAGCCAGATCGTCGAGAATTACTGTCACAGCAGTTCGATGAGGTTCAGAATGAAACACCAGTCGAGCTAGTCAAAACGCAAGAACAACCTAATTTAGAACCACCGGCTGAACCACCAGTGTGGGAACGTCCACCGGCATCGTGGAAAAAAGATTATCACGAAGCCTGGACAACCGCCGACCCCAAGCTAAAAGAATACGCTTGGCAACGTGAAGAAGAAATGAAAGCAGGCGTTCAGCCTTTGCTTTCAAAAGCTCAATTTGCCGATCAAATGCAGCAGGCCATTGAGCCTTATATGCAGAATATCCGTGGGCTTGGCATTGAAGCACCACAGGCAGTTAAAGCCTTGATGGAAGCTGATAATGTTTTGCGTCATGGTTCGCCACAACAAAAACAGGCTTACTTTGCACAATTAGCGCAACAGTATGGCATCAATATGGGAGAAACTCAGTTTCAACCTACTGATCCCAACTTTTACGCTATTCAAAATGAGCTTGCACAAGTCAGAGGTGAAGTGCTAAATTGGAAGCAACAGCAAGAAAATGCACAAAATGAAGTGCTTTTAAATGAAATTAACCAGTTTCAAGCAAAAGCAGAGTATTTTGAAGAAGCTCGTCCAACGATGATCCAGTTGCTTAACAGCGGCGTGGCGAAAGACTTAGATGATGCGTATCAAAAGGCAATACGCCTAGATAATGATTTGTTTACAAAACATCAGCAAGCCTCACAGGGCGCAGCAGATGCAGCGAAACGAAATCAATCGAACAGGGCAGCGAAAGCGGCTCGGGCGGCAGCGGTCAGCGTTAAAAGTTCCACACCAGGAGCGGCAACGAGTACCAAAGCGCAAGATAGACGTTCGTTACTCATGGAACAGTTTGACAACATGAACGAACGTTTTTGATAACCTAATCGGAGATTACTATGGCATTTGCCAATAGCTCGATCAGCGACATCATTGCGACTAACATTCAATCCCGCAGTGGTGAACTTGCTGACAACGTAACAAACAACAACGCTTTATTGCGTCGCTTGAAAGATCGCGGCAACGTAAAGACGTTTTCTGGCGGTAACGTGATTTTGCAAGAGATCATGTATAACGACTCAACAACTAATAACACAAACAGCTATTCAGGCTATGAAGTGTTAAACGTGTCGCAAAACAGCCCCATTTCGGCTGGCCAATTCAGTATCACCCAATATGCGTCGGCAGTGTCAATTAGCGGTCTGGAGATGATTCAGAATAGCGGCAAAGAAGCAATCATTGACTTGCTCGATGGTCGCATGATGGTTGCTGAAGCTCAATTGGCTAACCGTATTTCGGGTGACATTTACCTTGACGGTACTGGTAACTCAGGCAAAAACATTACCGGCCTTGGTGCTGCAATTCCTGACGCCCCGACAAGCGGCACATACGGCGGTATTAACCGTGCGACTTTTACGTTCTGGCAATCTGTTGCGTACTCAGGTACAACTAACGGCGGCTCGGCTACATCAGCATCAAACATCCAAGCGTATATGGATGCTTTGGCTGTTCAATTGATTCGTGGAACAGACAAACCTGATCTAATCGTTTGCGATAACAACTATTACAAATTGTATTTGCAATCGTTGCAGTCAATTCAACGTATTACAGACGGTGGCAATTCGGCAGCTGGCGCAGGCTTTGCATCGTTGAAATATTACGGCGCAGGCATGGCATCTGATGTGGTTCTTGACGGTGGTATTGGTAACGCAGCAACTGCAAACCATATGTACTTCCTGAACACCAAATACATCTTTTTCCGTCCACACGCTGATCGTAATTTCGTGCCAATCGGCGGCGAAAGACAAGCTGTCAACCAGGACGCGATTGTCAAGCTAATTGGCTTTGCTGGAAATTTAACATCTTCAGGTCCGCAATTCTGCGGCGTTCTGATCGCTTAAAGGAACCCATCATGGCATACACATTTGACGAACCCCGTGCAGGACTTCTGCAAATTGCTTTAACCGACGCAGGTACTACTACAGCAGGCGGCACGACTATTCCTACACCCCCAGCTGTTCTCGGTACTATCGTTCGTGCATTTGATCCAACTTACGGCGAAGGTGAATTTATCCTGCTGTTAGGCGTGGCATCAACTGTTGTTGGCTCTGTAGTCAAGTACAACGCAACAACTTACCAAACTGCGCTGATTACCAATACCGCTAATCAAGCTGTGCCAATTGCTGTTGCTATGGCGGCAACCACAGCTGGTCTGTACGGTTGGTATCAAATTGCAGGAAATGCGGTCATTAAAAAGACTGCTGTTACAGTCACACCTCAAGTCACTTTGTTCCTGTCTGCCACCGCAGGCCGTGTCAAAGTCTTGGCGAGTGCTGGTTTGCAATTGGTTGCTGCACGTTCAGCAAACTTAACCACCGTCACTTCTACGACTTCAACAGTCACCGTGACGATTAACCGTCCACATCTTCAGTCACAGATCACTTAATGATTGAAGCTGTACTTGATGTAATTGGAAACACCGAGCCTGACGTATTGTTAGGCAATGTGCTGCGATCCGTAGAAAGGTCGCTGCCTTGGTTTGATTTTGACGAGTCACGCCAAGGCAGCGTCTGTCTTGTTGGTGGTGGGCCGAGTCTGGTTGACACGATTGACCAGTTAAAAGCCCGTCATCAAAACGGCGCAAAAGTTTGGGCGATGAACGGATCTTACGATTATTTGGTTGGGCAGGGCATTATTCCTGATGCAATGGTCATGCTAGATGCTCGATCTGAAAACGTAAGATTTGTTCAAAAACCTTATGCAAAGACTACGTTTTATATTGCTAGTCAATGTGACGATGCAGTATTTGATGCTTTAAAACATTACAAAGTTGTGTTAGTACACGCTAATACGCCTGGCGTTTATGAGTTGCTTGAGCATGAAAAGGCTCGACCAGTTCACTTGATGGGCGGGTTTACAACTGTTGGCATTTTGTCGTTGATACTGGCTAAGTTGCAAGGGTTTCAACGTATCTTTATGTTTGGTATGGATTCAAGCTATAGAAATGGCAAACACCACGCATATGAGCAGACAAGTAACAATGGCGAGCGTATTATTGACGCTATGGTGAACGATGTAACGTACAAGTGTGCGCCGTGGATGGCACAACAAGTAACCGATTTTCAGAATGTCGTGGCAGGCTTTGATGATGTTACGATTGAAGTATGTGGCGATGGACTTTTGCACCAAATGGCAAAAGCGATAAGCAATTAACTTAAAGGACAATCATGGCATTTCC